AGGCAAACAATATGATTGATCCACAACTAGAGCGCATGCGCGCCGCGATGCGCGAAGATGCTGAAAAAAAGGCCAACAATGGCCGTTCTGTTAGCAGTGGTGGCGATAATGCCGCCTACCAGTTTTACAATATTCCCGAAGGCCAGACGGCGACTTTTCGCTTTCTTCCGGACAAGGACGATTCGAACGTGTTCTTCTGGGCGACCAGGGAGACGATCCGGCTGCCATTTACCAGCGTGGTCGGCGGCAACTTTCCCACCGATATGCCGGTGCAAGTAACAGTGCCGTGCATGACGATGTTTGGCGAAATCTGCCCGATTTCCGTTATTACGCGACCGTGGTGGAAGGACAAGGCGAAAGAGGCGTTGGCGCGGACCTATTACAAGAAGCGCTCCTATATCACCCAGGGCTTCGTTGTTTCATCGCCGTTTCAGGAAACCTCGGTGCCGGAGAACCCGATTCGGCGGGCGCTCATCGGTCCATCCTTGCTGGCGAAGCTGAAAGCTGGACTGACGGATGCGGAGATGGAGCATTCCCCTACGGACTATCTAAATGGGTGCGATTTCCGCATTCGCAAAACCAAGAAGGGTGAGCATAACAACTATGATACCTCCGAATGGTCGCGCCGGACGCGCGGCCTGACCGAGGCCGAGCGGCTGGCGATCGAACAATATGGTTTGTTCGATTTGAAACAGTTTCTCGGGACCAAACCGGATGCGGCGGGGGTTGAACTGATTAAGGCGATGTTCCAGGCCTCGTTGGCGCAACGCCCCTTCGATGTGGATTTGTTTGGCGAGACCTACCGCCCCTATTCGGCGACCAATTATGGCGATGATGACGTGGTGGCCAAACCGGCTGAGCGCATCGAGACCCGTACCGAGACCCGCCATCACGACGTGGCTTCGGTGGCGGACGAGCCGAACGAGACGGTGGCGACGGACGTGGCGGATATCACCAGTCGCACCGACAATCCGGCCGACCTGTTGACCAAGCTGCGGGCACGCACTGCGAACCGAGGCTGAGTTTGAATTGACATCAAAAACACCGTGGAGCCGACAACTCCACGGTGTTTTCTTTTGGGAGACCGTCATGGTCGCTGCATTTGATTTTACCAAAATCCGCAAAGATCGCAATAAACGCTTGAATATGCGGGCGGGTTTCGATGATCCCATCACATGGCTGGATACCGGCAACTACGCTCTGAATAAGATGATCTCGGGACAGTTCAAGTTGGGTGTGCCGCTCGGGGCCGTCACCGTGTTCGCAGGCGAATTCGGCTGTCTGCCTGCGAAGGCACTTGTCCGTATTCGGATCGAAATGGAATTTGAAACCAGAACAGTAACAGTCGGTGAATTTCGCGATCTATGGCACCGTGATGATTTGGACATCGAGATCGACACTCCAGACGGATTTCAGAGGATTACTGCTTGGTTCGATAAGGGGCCTTATTCGATTTTACGTATTGAGGCGACGAATGGCTTGGCAACACGGTGCGCAAGCTGTCACCTATTGCAGCGATCCAATGGTACATGGGCACTGGCGTCCGAACTTACTGTTGGTGATGAAATTCTCACCGAAAATGGTCTCAGCCGTGTATCCTGCATGAGCGAAACAGGCGTTGAGGAGTGTTTTGATTTTGAAGTCGATCATCCCAATCATCGCTATTGGGGGGATGGGTTCTCTAGCCACAATAGCGGAAAATCCTATATCGTTTCCGGGAACATCGTCCGCGACGCGTTGGCGCAAGGCTGTCATGTCATTTTGCTCGATTCCGAGGACGCGCTGAAAGCCACCTGGATGCGCAATCTCGGCGTTGATCCGGACCATCCGAGGCTTACCAAGGAGATCGCCTCCACGGTCAATCACATTGCCCAATGTGTCCGCGATTATACCGAAAGCTATGTCAAGCTGTTTCAGGACACCCCGCGCGAAGAGCAGCCGAAGCTATTATTCGTGGTGGACTCGCTCGGCATGGTCGAGACCGACAATGATATTGAGCAGTTCGAACGTGGCGAGATGAAAGGCGACAAGGGGTTAAAGCCCAAGATGCTCAAAATGCTGGTGGCGAACTGTATCCGACTGTTCGCGGGCTTCCAAATCGGCTTAGTGGCGACGAACCATACCTATAAGAGCCAAGACATGTATGACCGGGATGACGTGATCAGCGGCGGCTCCGGGTTTTTGTTTGCCGCTTCGATTATCGTCAGCATGAACAAATTGAAGTTGCGCGAGGATGAGGCCGGTAACAAGATTTCAACGGTCGCCGGGATTCGGGCGAAGATCAAATGTGTGAAAACCCGTTATGCCAAGCCGTTTGAATCCGTCGAAGTGTTGATCCCCTATTCAAAAGGCATGGATCGGTTTTCCGGTTTGTTTGACCTGTTCGAAAAAACGGTGTTCACCAAGGAGGGTAATCGTTACAAATACATCAGCAATGACGGGGCCGAACATAAGCTGTTCCGAAAACACATGACGCCGGAATTCCTCAGCATGGTAATGGATGAATGGTCGGATGCCAAAGTGGCGCAGGCCGTCGTGGTGCCCGCAGAAGAGAGTATCGATGAAGACTAAACCGGGCCGGGGACATACATAGCCTCGGCCTGAGCGGGCGGTGCGTTCAGGCCTGAATTTAGGATGCATTATGACGAGTGAAGCACAACTGGTTTTAGCGGTATGGGAGGCGGCACGCGATCACGTGCCGCACAACAAACGTGCGGCGATTGCCGAAGATATTCTTTATGCTTTTGTCGATTTTGGCTTCGAAGCCGAAGAAATTTCGAGTATTGTCGATGAGGACCCTAGTTTAGCGGCGGCGTTCGGCCAAGTATTCCCCGATGAGGACGATGATGAACAGGAGGAATTGTGATCTCATGGTATCGGCGGATCATTCAGGCGCAGGATGGCGGCGATGATGTCATCCTGGATGCCTGCGAGGCGTTCGAGCAGCAATATGCCGAGGCGGTGGCCGAGATCGATCTGGCGGCGATGCGCGGCACCCGCGTCACCGAGTGGCAAAAGCGTTTGCCGGGGATCGTCGGCTACCGTTACGGGCAGTTGGAGGAGATCAATGACATAATCGGTTATCTGGAGATTCGTGATACCGAGGTGCGCGGATTACGCCGCCGTCACTATCTGGAGCATTACGAACGCACTCTGGCGATCACCACGGTGGAAAAATATGTGGACGCTGATGCGGCGGTCATCGCGCTAAGACTGCTGCGCAGCCATGTCTTGAATATCCGCAACAAGTTTACCGCCTTGTTCAAACAGCTTGAAATGCTCCATTATCAACTCATCAGTCTGGCCAAAAGTTTGGCCGCTGGGGTTGATGATGCGATCATGTAACCGCCTTCCGAAAGTGCTTGACAAAGCCGGTAAACACGCTACGATACGGCAAGGAGGGTTGCCACTTGGTCGATGTTCATAAGGATATTTTTGCTGCGAATTTGAACCGGTTGATGAGGCGGTTCCGATATACTAATGCCGCGCTCGGCCGCCATCTCGGGGTGTCCCGTCAGATGATGCGGAACTATCGGCATGGCGAGACAGTGCCAACCGAAGCGACATTATTGTCGCTGATGCAGATATTCAAATGCACCCGCAGTGACTTGATCGACATTGATAAGGACATTTTTGCTGCGAATTTGGACCGGCTGATGACGCGGTCTGGTTACAGCAATGCCGCGCTCGGCCGCAATCTCGGGGTGTCCCGCCAGATGATCTGGAACTACCGGCACGGCGGGACGGTGCCGACCGAAGAGAAGCTAACCCTGTTGGTGCAGATATTCAAATGCCCCCGCAGCGAATTCATCCTGGTCCATCCGGCCGATCCGATGCTGTCCTTGCCGCGTTGGGCCAAGCGGGAGGCGATCCCCTATGCGCGCGCAGTTGATCTGTTCAAACTGGGTATCTTAGAGGGTGCCGTGATCACGCCGCATCAGGTGTTTATCCCGCCCGATATCCATGCGCCAGCACAGAGTAAACGGTTGGTGTTGCTGGCTAAACGCCGACCGAAATGGGTCGAAGCATTCACCAGCAATTTCGGGGCCTATATGGTTCTCTATAACATTGAGAACCATGAGGTGGCGAAATCGTTAGGCGTGAGCGTGGGGGCCGTTGCGAAGTGGCGTAGCGGGGTCAGTTATCCGACCGTCAGCAAGCTGCCGCTCATCGCGAAACTGCTCGGCTGTTCGTATGACGATCTCATGTCCCGATCGTCTCTGGGATACCGGGATGCCGAAAAAATCGAACAAGTTGCCGCCTGAGGTTCGGTTGCCGGGCAAACCGCACCGATAAAACGAGACAGCGGCGGCTGATAGGTGTGGCATGGCCCCCAGATGGCCTGCTAGGGCCGTGGGAGGCATCGCCCAGGCCGCTAAACGGTTTTAAGCCACCCCCCTAGCCATTTCAGCCAAGCGACCTCACGGGTCATCTGGGGGCCTCTGGTGGCACGGTCCCAAACGTGGTCGTGATCGACACGCGGCTGCCTACATATGGAAATTGAGGTGGCCGCCTAGCTTTTTTAGGAACTGCATGTATATTGATGCATTGCTCGATCGTCGGAACGATCGTATTCGACTGGTTTTAGCCGATAACTACAGCCGGATTTATCAGGACGTCCCGGCGTCCTACGTGTTCTATTATGAGGACGCCAACGGCTCGCACCGGTCGATCTATGGGCATCCCTGCAAGAAGTTGACGTGCCCCAGCAGCCACGTATTCCGCACCAAGTTGGCGGAGAAGCGGGCCGAGAAACGGCGGATATTCGAGTCCGATATCAATCCGGTGTTTCGCTATCTGGCGGAACACTTCAAGGATGCTGCCATCCCGCTGCTGAATGTCGGGTTTTTCGATATTGAAGCCGATTACCATACCGAGCGTGGCTTCGCGCCAACCGAGAATCCATTTAACGCGGTGACCGCGATCTCGCTCTATCGCTCGGCCGACCGCAAGCTCCTGAGCTTCGTGCTCTGTCCGCCGACTGTCGATGCCGAAACCGGGCAAGTGATCGCCCAGGCATTTACCGATACGCAGTTGTTTTTCGATGAGCGCAAGATGCTGGAAGCGTTTCTTGACGCAATCGAGAACGTCTCGTGTCTCGTGGGATGGAACTCGTCGGAATACGATGTGCCGTATCTGGTCAATCGAATTCGGCGCGTCATTGATCGTGACGCCACGCGACGCCTTTGCTTGTGGGATGAATTGCCGCAGGATCATGTGTATCAAAACAAGTTCAAAAAGACGATCAAGAGTTATGAATTGGTTGGTCGGGTGCATTTGGACTATCTTGAATTGTATCGTAAACACGCGACTGAGCAGAAACAATCCTATGCCTTGAATGCCATCGGTGAAGCCGAGGTGGGCGAGCGCAAAACCGCGTATGAAGGCACCTTGGACGATTTGTACAAAAAGGATTTTCAGCGATTTATTGAGTATAATCGGCAAGACGTTATGTTGATGGTCAAGATTGATGAGAAGAAGAAGTTCATCGAATTGGCCAATCAAATCGCCCATGCCAACTGCGTTTTGTTCAAAACCACCATGGGTACCGTGACCCTGGTGGATCAGGCGATCATTAACGAAATGCGTTCAATGGGTCGGGTGGTGCCTGATCGCAAGCCATCCGAAGATCGTTCAGCCAGTGAGGAAACAGCGCCTGCTGATGAGGATGACGAAGATGATGAAGAAGAACGCTCACCCGTGGTCGGGGCTTACGTTGCACAGCCTGTTGTGGGCCTGCATGCATGGCTTGCCTGTGCGGATATTAACAGTCTATACCCATCGGCCATTCGGGCATTGAATATGTCCCCAGAAACGCTGTTCGGGCAAATCCAGCCGATCGAAACCATGGCGCTTATACAGGAGCGGACCGCGAAACTTCCCGCCAATAAGCGGGCGGAAGCCTGGGAAGGCATTTTCGAGACCTTGGAAGTATCCCACATGCATGCCAGGGATGAAGCGGTGATGACGATCGATTTCTTCGATCTGGTTACGGATGGTGTGCACACGGTGCAAATGACCGGCCGGGAACTTTATGCCTATGTCTTCGACCCAGCCAGCCATGTCTGTGTCACTGCCAATGGGACCTTGTTTCGGACCGATGTCGAGGGGATGATCCCGACGCTGCTGGCAAAATGGTACGCTGAGCGCAAGGTCCAGCAGAAATTGTCCAAGGAGTTTAAAGCAAAAGCCGAAACTGCCGACAGTGCCGAGGCGAAGGCAAGCTATCTGGCGCAAAGCCAACACTATCATTTTCTTCAGTATGCTTCGAAGATCAGATTGAACGCGTTATACGGGGCGTTACTCAATCCGCATTGTCGATTTAGCGATCCGCGTATGGGCCAATCTACGACGTTGTGTGGCCGGGTCATCGTCAGACACATGAATGCCACGATCAATCAGACGATCACTGGCACGTATGCTCATTGCGGCGGACCGATCATATATGCGGACACGGACTCATGCTACTTCTCGGCTTACGAGAGTTTGAAGAACGATTCAAATCATATCGGCTTCGCCTGGACCGCAGACAATGTGATCGCCCTGGCCGATTTGGTTTGTGATGAAGCCAACAAGACCTTTTCCGATTTCATGCAACGCACATTCAACACCGGCCACGAACGCGGATCGATTATTCGGGCCGGTCGTGAATTGGTTGCGTCGCGCGGTCTGTTCATCAAGAAGAAGAAATATGCCGTGCTAGTCATCGACAAAGAGGGCGAGCGGTTCGACACTGGCGGCAAACCGGGCACCTTGAAACCGACCGGTTTAGAGATGAAACGCGCCGATACGCCAAAGTTTATGCAGGTGTTTCTCGAAGACCTATTGATGCAAATTTTGACCGGCGTGGATCAAACCGCGATGTACGAGGCAATCCGC